TGTTGGAGTTGTTGGAGAATCAACCTGCGCAAGAAGCTCAAGACGCTATAAAGTGGGGATTCACTTTACCGAGTTGGCGTAGAGTGATGGAGCGATGGGACAAGGACAAGGTGCATGTGATATTTGGTGGTAACCGTAGTGGCAAAACTACCTTTGCCAGTAGATTGTTGGTGCATTTGGCTGAACAAATACCCGAAGCCGAGTTACGAAGCTTCCATGTAACGGAGGATCGTTCGATAGAAGACACGCAAAAGTTCGTATGGGACGCTATACCGCAACGCTACAAGGACATGAAGAAGCGTAGTTCGACTCATTCGTTGAGTTACACGCACAAGAATGGTTTCACTGACGGCAAAGTGATATTTCCACCGCAGGAGGGACACAAGCGTGGCAGTTACCTGCGCTTCAATAATTACAGACAGTTCCTGCAAGACGCCCAGATCATAGAGGGTATGACCGCTCATTGCATACACTTGGAGGAGGAGTGTCCCGCTCGCTTGTTCGAGACATTGTTGGCTCGTGTTGCCGATTATCACGGACGCATAGTGATGACCTTCACCACTTTGCAGGGATGGACTGACTTGGTGAGCAGTTTGTTGCGTGGAGCGGAGACGGTGAAGAGCAGATACAGCGAATATTTGGGCATGGAGTTGCCAGTGGAGCAAATATCCGCGAATTGGGAAGGTTGCCGCATTCATTACTTTTGGTCGGAAGACAATCCCTTCTTTGATTCCAAGGAATTGAGAAAAGCGTACTCGAAGCAACCGTTGGAGGTGAAGCAAGCGAGGCTATACGGAGTGCCTACCAAGGTATTTCAGAACAAGTTCCCCAAGTTCAACCCGCATGTCAACGTAGTGAAGCGAGAAGACATACCGTTCTTGAACAATCCCGAGGACAGGGTGACTAGATACATGATATGCGACCCTGCTGGCAGCAAGCCGTGGGTGATGATATGGGTTGCCGTGGACAGAGAGGGGAAATGGTGGGTTTACAGGGAGTGGCCCGACGCTAGCGTCGGCGCATGGGCTTTGCCCCATGCGAATGCAGCGGGAAAACCAGTGGGCAAAGCGGGACCGGGACAACGCCCAGTGGGATATGGGTACGAGGACTACGCCGACTTGATGAAGGACTTGGAGAAGGACGAAGATATATTCGAGCGTTTGGTCGATCCGCGATTCGGCAAGGCGACGGTACGCACTGCGGGCGGTGAAACCAATATGTGCAACGAGATGATGGAATTTGACGTATATTTGCGTCCCGCCCCCGGATTGGAGATAGAGCATGGAATACAAAAGATAAACGATTTGCTCAGTTGGAATGATTCCGAGCCAATGGACGAGGAGAACTGCCCTAAGTTGTATGTTTCGGAAGAGTGTGATAACTTGATCTACGCATTGACCGAGTATTCGGGTTCTTCGAGGGAGGAAGCTTGCAAGGACTTCATTGACGTTCTCAGATATGGGGCGGTGACGCCCTTGGATTACGTGGGAGAAGGAGCATTGGCGGTTGCGGGCGGAGGCGGATATTGAAATGAGTAAAAAAAAGTACAACGAAACCAATATGTTCAAAAGCAGTGGTCTTGGTGGAGCGGATTCCACTGGATTTTGGGGAGAAATCACTGCGAATGACAAGAAGATGGTGGATGAAGCGTGGCACAGGTTTTGGTCAATTAGAGGAACTTCTCCGCCTAATGATAATTTTTCAAGATACAGCGTGAAGAAATACAAGGAAGGAGACAATTCGGCTATTGACACTTCCGAGTTGGAGTGAAAAGAGGGAAATAGGAGGGGAATTTATGGATAACGTCGAGGAAGCGCTGCAATTTGACCCAAAGGGTAGTCCTGATATAGATGCCTTGTCACAGGCATATCATGAAACTCGCAATGATTTGGGCGAGTTCTTGGACAGGCGGCAAGATGATTTTGACCAACGGTTCCAAATATGGCCGGGCAAGAGTCGCGACAATCGAAAGCACGCTCGTGGCGGAGGAGGCGAACCATTCCCTTGGGAGGGGGCGTCCGATCTTTCCTGTAATTTGATAGATGACGTCATACGCAGCCACGTAGGTATGTTGATGAGCGTCATGAAGCGAGCTAATTTGGTTGCCACTCCCGTGGAGAGCAGTGACGTGGAGCGAGCCGCCGTTGTGCAGAACTTCATGAAGTGGGTGATGCACGTCAAGATGGAGAACATGTTGCGTGAGTACGAGCGTGGCTTCAATCATTTGCTCGAAAAGGGCATCATGGTGCATTACGTGTACTGGGAGCAACAGGACCAAAAGGTGCTTGAAAGCATTGATCTCAATGAAATAGCCGCTCAACTGCCCGAATTGGCAGAGATGTTGTTAGACGAAGCCAATGACGAGGTGCTAAAGGAACTAGTCACCGTCCAATATGGCGTGTCTTCCAAGAAAGCGGGCAGCATATTGAAGGATTTGCGGGCGGATGGCATTGCCACGGTGCCAGTCACCACCACGATACATAACAGACCCGCCATGCGAGCGTTGGCTTGTGACGAGGAAATTTACTGGCCTTCTTGGACAATGGACCCCCAAGACGCACCTTACGTATTTCTTTCGGTGCATTTCACTGCCGAGCAACTGAGGGGCAAGGTAGCAACCGACGGATGGAACGAGGATTGGGTGGAGCATGTCATTGAAACCACGAAGGGACGCGATCCGTCTGGTGAAGTGAATTACAGCAGAGAGCGCCATCGCACCGCGAACATCGACAGGGACGGAGGCGACGACGAAACGATTCGTTGCATCTATGCCTTTCAGAGACTTATGGACGAGGATGGCGTCAGCGGTATATACTGCACCGTATTCCATCCTGACGTAACGGGAGAACACGAGGTATCGAAGCCTTGGGCAAAGCACGAGTTATTGCCTTATCGTCATGGCAATTATCCGTTCGTCGTGACGAAATTGGAGGAATGGTCGAAGCGATTGTACGAGACACGCAGCTATCCTGAGATTGGCAAGAGTTGGGAACAACAACTCAAGGCGGAGATGGATGCGGCGGTGGATAGATTGAGTCTTAGCACTTTGCCTCCGCTCGAACATCCAGTCGGAAGAGCGCCCACCCGATGGGGTCCGGGCGTCAAGGTGCCATACCGCACACCCGGAGAATACCGCTACGCCGACACACCTCGCTACGACGGCTCAAGCGTCGAGATGCGAGAGAACATACGACGCATGGCATTCGAGTATTTCGGAAGAAACTACACGGGCGTCGATCCGCAAGACGTCAGCAACAAGCAACAAAGCTTGGTGGACAAGTCATTCGGTCACGTAAAGCAAGTATTGGATCAAGTATGGAGCTTGTATCAGCAATACGGCAGTGACGTTGAGTATTATCGAGTGATTGGCGTCAATGACGTTCAACGCTTTGACAAGGGAGCTGCGGGAGAACGCTTTGATTTTTATATGCAATTCGACGTCGGCTTGTTGGACGGCGGTCAAATCGTGGAGCGCGTGAAGGCGATAAGCGAAATGGTGGGCGCCTTGGACAAGAACGGTGTCGTGGATACCGAGAGATTGCTTGGCATGGTGGTCGAGCAGACTTTGCCGGGCGCCGCAGACAAGATCATACAGCCCAAGGAAACTGGCATAGCTCGCGCAGTGGAGGAAGAAAGGGCTACCATTGCGGAACTAGTGGCGGGCGTACCACCTAACGTGAAACCCAATGACGCCCATCAAGTGAAGCTACAGGTATTTCAGCAGTGGATGAGTCAGCCTGACATACAGGAAAAGATAGCGGCTGACGAGGCATTGCAGGCTAGAGTGCAAAACTATTTCCAACAGAGAAACTTCCAAATGCAACAAATTCAAAATGCGCAGATTGGTCGCATGGGGGCAAGTCCCACGCAATTTGGACAAACGGCAACAGCTCAAGGAGTATAACGACATGAGAATAGAGAACATAGCGGGCGAATACACCATAGTGGATTCATCGACTGGCAAGCCAGTGGCGGGCGAGCAGCGTTACAGGCAGTTGAACTTTGCCGAGGAACGCTTGCGTTTGCTAAAGGACGCCGCTCGACCAGTGGAGCGCGCTCGTGACGAGAACGGACATTTCGTTGCCGACGATCCAGACACTCCTGAAAACGAGGCATATGTGGGAGGGAAAGCCCCCGCCAAGAAGAAAGCCGCCAAAAAGAAACCCGCCAAGAAGAAGGCCACTAAGAAGAAAGCGGCCAAGAAGTGAACTGGTTTTCGAAGAGGAAGCGTTATGGTAGCATGGAAGAAGAAGAGCTTCGAGCCATGTTACAAGCT